GTACCCTGCAAGCTGAGCTTCCAGTTCCTCTATCATTTTCTCCGCTTCGCGTATTTCTTTGAGCAGGTTCGGGATATCAAAGTGCGTCAGCTCTCTGTCCTCGATACGAAACTTCTGTACACCGCCCTGTACGAGTGCGATATGTGCTTTCATCAAAGCTTCGAGTGCCGATATCCAGAAGTCGAGACGTTTTTGCAGTCTTTTTCTTTTCGCTTCTCTCATGGTTTTACCCTACCAATCATCATAAATTTTGCTTACCGCTTTATTTTTCCTGCGCTGCGGTTTTTTCGGCTGCACAGCCGGAGCAATAACCTCAGTCGGCTGTTCGTCACCGTCCGTTTTAAGACGCCTTGCAATCGCGTCCAAATCAGAGGGAAGAGCTTTGAAAGCCGCCAGTGCATAGTTGCGACAGTCAAGAGCTTCGTTCCGCTCATGGCCGGGTATCTTTTCCCATACCCAAGGTTGCTTCTTTTTCTCGTTATAAACAAGACGTTCTGACAGTAGCCGGTGAAAGTAATCGTGTCCGTAATCGTCACGCTTCGGGAAGTGACAGTATCGCGGTCCGATTGTCTGTACTTTCAGATTGTCCATGATTATCTGTTTGCCTGCGTCAACTCCGATGTCATAACGCCAGCATGAACCGACTACCACTCTGTTCAGTCCGCGTGTCTGTACTATCTTTTGTTTACGCGGCATTGTGGTGAACGGCGCATCGTGTCTGTTGGATCCGGCAATAGGGAACACCTTTTTGTGTACCCGAGAGCTGCATTGATGTCTGACTTCCATTGCGAAGTGACCGCCCTCGTCTATGAATGACATAGATACTTTTAACCCTTTACCGCTTGGTAAGCGCATTACTCTATCGAACACAACATCATCAAGCTGCTTCCACGCTTCAGGGTCATCCGGTCTACCCATGATGACGCCGTACTCCAGTCCCCACGTTTCGCCAAAGTGACCGTGTCCGACAAGCTCATACTCGAAACGGTTATCCTGGGTATCGACACCTGCAGTTATAACAAGCGGGCCGTCAGGTATATCCGCGTCCTCAGGGTCGGGATAATTCTCACGGCGTGATATGATACTTTCAGGGTCTTCGATGTCGCCACGGTTTTCCCATAACTCACCGAACCGTGTATTGTATACGACCTGCAGCTTGGCTGAGCTTCCGAGCGCAAACAGATATTCCAGTATTGTCGATTCCCATGTAGCCCACGGAGAGACAAAACTGTTCAGCCAAAAGGAGCGCATACCGCGTTTATATGCGTCCGGGTTTCCCGCTTGCCATTCGGCAGGCTGTGCCTTGACTTCCTGTTCTGTCGATACGCTTCCGCAGCTCGGGCAGCAGTACCATATTTCTGTAACCGCGTAATGCTTCTTGCCTTGGATTTCGGTTGTATCGTATTCATAGCGGATATCCGCAAACTTGATATCGTTATATGCTTTGCAGTCTTTGCATTGTACTTTCCATCTTTCCATCGTTCCCTCGAGGTACGAGTCCTCGATTGGACTCTTTCCCTTAATGGTCGGAGTTGATACCTCTACCGCCTTTGCGTTATAAAAAGTAATCTGCCGTGCCATTGCCAGCTTCCACGGGTCACCCTCGTTGCCGGCTGTAGTAGCCCATCGGTCACGTTCGTCACCGAGAACGAACCTGATCGGCTTCGACGCCAGTGAGTGAGCTTCGGTCGAGCCGCACATTGTTAGCAAACCGCCCGGATATGTTTTCTGTAAAATCGTGTTACTGCTGTCCCGGCTTTTCGGTGCAGCCACCTTTTTACTCAGCGATATGCAGTCCCGGAACATGGGAGCAATACGCAGCTTCGAGTAGTCCTTCGCGTCGATTGTTGTCGGGTGTATGAAAAGAATACTGCCAGGGTCTTCATCAACGATGTACCCGATGACATTATTCAGGAATTCAGATTTGCCTATTTGTGATGATGACACAAAAACAAGGCGCTTCACCTTTGGGTCGGTGAAAGCGTCCATTGGTTCCTTGAGATATGGTGTCCTCTCCGTTCGCCACGGTCCCGGCTCTGCAGATGATTCCGGAGACAGCCGGCGCCGTTTATCAGCCCATTCGGAAACGACAAGGTTCTCAGGCGGTTTCAGTATTGCGGCTTGCTTGGATATGAGAGTGTGGATTGCTTTCAGGCTGCCGTGTATTTTCCTGCGCTTCTCATTAGCCGTCGCCATCAAGACTATCCTCTATTGTTATTTTATCCCAAGACAACCGCTCCCGCACAAGGTCCTCGTATTTCTTCGGGTCATACTGATAGTTCATCATCTCGTCCATAATAAGATTTATCTCTTTACGTATACGTTCGGACGCTTCCGCAGGGTCGGTGATGTGCGATACATCTATTGCCAACCTGCCGGGAAGAGCTAACATCATGCCGCGCATTGCAGCAAACCACTCACTGACGAGCAGTGCCACATCATCAGCACGGTGCATTTTGCCGATAAGCTCCTGCGTTTCCAGTACCGCCTTTGTCGCTTTGGCTTTCTTGGTACCGAGTTCCGCCTGTTGTATCGCTTCCGAAACAGGGTCTCTCATTTTCTCCGCACGTACCGAAAGGGTAGCGCAGTACAATTTCACAGTTTCATCAAGTACATATTTGCCTTTTTTAACGGTTTTTATCTTGCCGTCCTGTGCAAGTTGCTGTACTCGGCGTCCTGTTATTCCGAGTACAGCCGCAAGTTCCGCGCCTGTTACCTCGGTTTTTGGGTCAAATTTCATAGTGGCTCCTCTACGAAACGAAATGTTGAATTTTTGCTTTTTCTAACTGAACGGAATTCGGGGTCGCAGAGCCCGCATGTCGTGATTTTCGCGGGGAAGAACCTATTTTTTCTCGAACGGTTCTTTTTCAGAATTACGCCGGCAATCGCCGCTGTCGTGAAATTTCGTTGCGAGTGATACCACCCGGGTCAGTATAATATTTTTCCTCTCCGTGCATGGACGGCGCTGTCCCGGGCGGTGCGTGTCGTGTGGTGTGGTTACACATAGGTAAGTGCTTCCGCTTTAGAATAGTTCGGTACATCTTTTGTCATCATCGCGAGGAAGTCTTCCTTCGTGAAGTCGGACAGGCGGAACACCTCTTCGGGTTTCATCCCGAGTTGTTTTGAAATTTCCTTTACGCTCTTACCTTTGTTGAGTAGTGTTGCTACTATTGCTTTCATTGGTTCGAGCAGGTGTGTGCCGCGTGCTCTGTTGTGCGTGATGGTCCCGTACATATCTTCCGCTTCATCGGAGTGGTCTACTATAACGATTGGTACTTTACCGTTGAGCTTCGTGCGGAGCGGTTCTTCTCCGGCCACAGTCCAACGATGAAAGCCGTCAATAATAGTTAAGTCTTTTCTTACGACGAGCGGGAGCGTCCAGCCGTTCGTGAGTATGGACTGGGTCAGCAGCTTCAAGTTTTCTATTGAAACTTTATTAGGATTATAATTATTGGCAGAAAGTTTATCCCGGTCTACCCATTGAAGAGTGCCGAGCGGAGCTGTGATGTCATAGTCAGCCATGTATCTCACCCCCTTTCTTACGGAACTTCTTTGCGTAGTCCGCGTAAGCAGAGTAGATATCCATGTTGACCGCGCGTAGTGTCCGGAGCTTCGGGTCACCGGCAACGAGTGCGTCATACATTTTCTTGTAGTCGCGCTGCCGTGCCACTCTCTCGTGTCTGATGAATGCCTTACGGTATTGATCGGCCACGCTCTTGGTGAGTGGAGTGGTGAAATGTTTGTCCGGCTCCTCGAACAGCATGTTCATGACGAGTGCCTTGTAGTCACGCGGAGCTTCAGTCCTGCGTCGTGTCCCGGACGACCTGCGGTACAGCTCAGTGTCCCAGTACAAGAGTGCAAGGTAGGTGTTGGGTTCACGTCTGAGGACGCGTTCCCATAAGCCCGGCTCGTATTTAACGATGTGAATGATTGAGCTTATGCAGTCTATTGAAAAGAGCTGCGAGATACGCAGCGCATTCTTTCCGACACCCACTTGATACATCCACAGGTAAACGATAGGAATGTCAACGTGATTATCCTTGAGGTATTTCCAGACGTCAGAGCTCTTCCAGTCGTAGATAGGATAGATGACGTTCTTGCCTGTGATTGTCCGGCCGTGTCCGAGGTTAAGGTTCGCCATGTACTGAAGCCGTTGGACGCTTTCCGATGCACGTACTCCTATGAGCATGATCCCGTCCTTGGTTATCTTTGGAAGGAACGATTGGTAGTTGTCGATGCCGGGCCTGAGTGACGGGTGGTTTCGTATCGCATACGGTGGCGGTTGTCGTACCCATACATCAGACTTGGTACTGTCCCAGCAAGTGTAGCTCTCGTCAGAGGTCAGCATATTATATGCTGAGAAGTGTTTGACCTCGAGGCAGTACCAGTAGAACGTGGCGCCGGCAAGTATAAACTTCTTGCGCCAGTCCTCGACGACCTCTATTACACTGCCGTACATTGCTTCCTCGTCGATAAACATGACGGTCAGCAGCTTCGGGTCTATCTCTCCGGCGCGGATAAGTTTCAGGATAATGTCCGCTATGACGAGTGAGTCCTTACCGCCTGAGAATGAGTAGTACACAGGCAGGTTATTGGAGAACACATTTTTCAGACGCATACGCGCAGCGGTCACAACGTCCATCTTAGCGGAAACTCGCTTTACAGCCATATCCGCTCACCACATTTCGGGCAGAGGATATATTTATGTCCGGACTCGTCCGCTGCGGGTGCGTCTCCGGGTTTAATCTCCTCGGCCGCGTTTGCAGCTTCGGCGTCCCGGTCCTCATACTTTTGTGATGTTGCTCTCATATCGTCAACGCGTTCATCGGGTACCAGCCCGTACTCTGATATGAGCTCGTCCGCGTCACGGTTATCCATGATGAACGATTTGAGTATGTCTTCATCGAAGCCGGGGATATCGAGGTCATCTTTCAGGTCAAGAATGAACTCGTCAAAGGCAGCCATATCATCGACGCCGAGGTCGAAGATACGGTTATCGGCAAGCATGAGCTTTTTCTTCTGTGCTTCCGACAGACCTGCAGCTATGTAGCAGGTGACTTCCGTCCAGCCCAGCTCGACAAGGGTCTGATGTAAACCGTTCCCGGCAAGCATGACGTTGTCCTCGTCAATGACGATCGGACGGATCTGTCCGAACATTTCAACAGAGCGTTTGAATTCCGCTATCTGTTTATCGGTATGCAGACGCAGGTTTTTCTCCGGAGATTTCAGGTCGGCTATCTTACGCTTGACTACCTTCATGCTGCCACCCCCTCGATGAAACGCCGTGCGCTTTCGATGTGGTGAGCTGCCGATTGTACGATAGTCGGGTCTATGTCGTGTATTTCCTGCCAGCCGTCAGCAACGGTACCGGTCCACTTCCGTATCGGCCAGGGATGTGTACCGCGCCTGAACCCGTTTTTGAAATAATATATCGGCGGGAGCTTCAGACCGTTGTAATGGATAAAGCCGTATATTTCTTCATGGCTCCAGTCAGCAACGGGATTGTATATGTTTCTGCCGTCCTTTGTGGTGTATTCCGCTCCGGCATTCGGTCCGAGATAGTTACCCTCTATGCGACGCCTGCCGAGCAGTAACAGGTCGAGCTTCTGAGCTTCGTAGTACTTACGCTGTCCTGCCCATTGAACGAGCGGCCACCATTTAGCCAATATTTTATTGTCGTTTGGAAATAAAAAGTGTAGGTTCCGTGACAGCCACGCAAGGTCTTGTCCTGTGTGGACGTATTCCAAAGCTGCAGGTCGGTGTTGCCGGATCCATTCTATGAATGCCGGGTACTCCAGTTCAGTCAGGACGATGAAGCATTGAGTTATACCTGCAGCCTGACATAGTTTGTCGAGTACAAGGCTGTCTTTTCCACCGCTCCATGAATAAGCGACGCGCCGATCGGCAGTGACCTGTTTGATTTGCTCTATGGTTTTTGCGGTTTTCTCCTCGACTTCCGGACGCGTGATTACGCGGTCGATGTTGTTGACGAGCTCAAGCCAGTCCTCGTTAGTGAGTGTCTGTTTCCGTCCGAGCTTCTTCATACCGTCACCCGCTTTCTGTCGCGCCAGGTGAGGTAGAATGAAACGGCCAGCATGGTCAGTACTACAACGGTACGTGCGGTTGCCATAGCAGTCCAGATACCGAGAAATCCCATCGGGATTATGAGCTGCCAAATTGCAAGCGCAGCTATGTTGAGTGCGATACCGAGCTTCCGGCCGAAACAGATGTAGATTGAGAATACAAATCCGGACACGGTGGATAACGCTACGAGTGATACGAAGAACGCTTTGAGTGTGTCGAGCAGGGGATTGAAGTTTGTCCAGGCTAACAGGAACGTGAATGTCAGATAAGCTCCGAACAATAAACCGCCGGCAATGAACACGCGCCGTATCCTGATTGATTTGACTCCGTCCGGGTTCTCGTCATTGTAGTCAAATATCTCGTAGAAAAACGGGTACATGAACGCTCCGGGCAGTAGCAGGAAGAAACGTTCCGCACCCATGCTGAGGTTTGCAGGTTCGAGTCCGGGCATGAGCTCCACCATATTACCGCGTGAAGCTATCACTGCAAGAATGGTTACTATTATTCCGAAAGCGTAAACCGCAGCCCAAGATGTGTGACCTGTGAGCACGTTCCGTATCATCCCGCGGATAATAAGAAGTGCGATAAAGAAAATCATAAAGGCAAAGGAAAGCCCCATGCCGAAATACTCAGTCAATGGGGTCGGTGCAAATATTGTCTGCACTCCGGATAAGTTTACCCAGAGGTTCATTATGCAGAGTATACCGAACAGGTACCGCATCCAGACGGTGCGGAACACTTGACGGATTTTAGGTACCGCGTGGACGATCAGCCCGAACACGATACATGCAAGCGTGTTTCCTAAAGCCCACATGAGAAAAGGTATGATACCGAAATTCTGCGCGGTCTGTATTCCTACCATGAGTGAACCGACACCGGCCCATGTAGCCGCTATCGACATCGAGTAGAATACAGACGGCTTCTCTTTGAAGCTGTTTGTGATTTTTGAAAACATTGTCGTTTTCCTCCTTTTTGTTTAGCCCGCTGCGGTCATCGTTGGCGATACGGTGACAGCCCGGTGCAAGACTACGCGCAAGGAGTAACGCGCAGCCGAAAAGCCCTCCTTTCAAAGAAAAGTGACAGCCCGGTGCAAGACCGTGCTGCCAGCTATGCAGAATTTTACAATTATAAAAATAACACAGGTAAATATTATCATTCAATAGCATTGATTGTCATTTTATAGCATCTTTTAATTTTCATCAAAAAACTTGTCAATGAGCCGGATGGTCTGAGATACGCTGTAACCTACCTTTTCTGCGGTTTCCTGGAGTGTTTTGCCCTCGAGATATTTTCTTGTGAGGAGCTGAAACATAATGCTGTCATCGACATCGTTTATAAAATGCTCGATATGGTGACACTCCAGCTCCCTGCTTCTCATACGCTCGTACAGTTTCGGAAGCTGTTTGTTACCGAACCCTTTGACAACGATATCCCGTTTCTGCCAGCCTGCTCCTGTCGAAGCCTGTACCATGTCGATATCCGGAGACATCTCCATTGCGTTAATCCTGTCCTGAAGCATTGCTATTTCCTGCTTCAGCTTTGTGTATCGGGATATACGTTGTTTTGTCATTGGTTTATCCATTTTACCCATCCTCTCACTGTTGGTTAATGCGGCAGCTCCTGTATAAGCGGTTCTCCCCATACTTCCTCAAGGTTGCTTTTCATAAAAACAGGTACCCTGGCAGCGTTGCACGCAGCGACGATATTCTCTATCCAGCTCCGCTCCGGGACAACCTTTTTTCCGCTGCCTGTTTCCGCACCGATGATTACCCAGTTTATTTCTGCAAGTGATTCTTCGGGTATCTCCACTTTATTCATTATTGGTTCAATGCTCAGGAAGGTGTTTACCCTAAGGCCTGTCACATAGGTTAGCGATTTCTCCGCTCCGGTGATTGTCGAGCCGTACCAGATATCGTCATAAAGCAGGAGTTTCCCGTCATCAAATAGCTTCCAGTACCGTGCCGGGTTCTTGGTCAGAAACATGTATGTATGACCGATTGCTCGTTGGCATGCGGAGAACACCTGCATTATCCATTCATCAGGTACCCACTCGCCGAACAGATCCGTCATCGAACCGACGAATATCCGCTGCGGTACTTTTGTATGTGCCGGCTGCTCCAGTCTGTACTTGTGGAATGTAGGGTCGAAGCCGAACGGGTACGGGTTCGCTACATACGCACCGTCTTTTCCTTTTCTGATTTCCGCAATATCCAGCACATGCAGCTCACCGTTTGCGTTCTCCGGAGAGCCGAAGCGGTGCGTTATCCCTTTTGCGTAACAGTACGTGCAATCATGCAGGCAGCCTGTGACGGGATTCCAAGACATATCAGTCCAGTCTATTTTACTCTTTTGCATTGCTTACTCCTTATGTACAATTTCACGCTCTCGTTGTTCTGTGACTTTTCTTGTTTCTTTCAACGCGCCTTTCCAGTAGGGGTTAATAAAAACAGTCCGCCCATTCTTATATTTTCTCCAATGACCGATGACATACCATATCAAAGCTTGTCGCTTAAATCTTCTCGCGTCTTTTTCACCATATGCGAGTATATCTACCTCGTCCTCGTCAATAATGTGATACTTCAAGTATCTTACTTTTTTCTTTTTT